CAGGCTCTACTAAATCCGTGCTCGAATGTATTTATACCTGCACCTTTTATATAATTAAAGGTTATCATTGCCTCAGTAGATTGCTTGAGCCATTCTGTCCAATATAGTTGATTAGCATTTAATTTATCTTCATTTGAATTACCTGATCGTGCTTCCATATCTTTTACGGCTTGGGCTTGTTCCTCAGCGGCCTTTACGCGTATTGCTAACAGTGCGGCACTGTATAAACGTTCTGCCTCAAGCTTACGTTCATTAGCATCATCAAGTCCTATTTTGTCTGCTTCATATAGTATATATATTGCTTTAAGTCGTTTTTCGTATTCAGCAGTTAATAATTGTGTTTGCGTCATAGCAGACTTTTTTAGTTGTTCTGCTATTTTTAGACTTTCCTTTATACGTCTTTCAGTTGCTTGTTTTGCTTTGTCCTCTAATTTTATTTCCTCTCTCTTTTCGTCATTAAGTTTCATTAGTGCTATTATTTGCTCGCGCTGTGATGCGTTAAATGTCGTACTAAGTTGTAATGCTAGGTCTTGCTTATCATTTAACAATGCGTTTTCTACCATCAATTGGTTAAGCCTCTTAGCAAAATCAGATATTTCTTCTTTACGTGCTTTTGCAGTAATTTGTACAGTTTTTGTCTTTTTCTTAGCTGATGCCTCTTCAAGTGTGTTGCTATTATTTAGTATTCTATTTGCAGTTTCAGTTGCTTGGACAACTTGTTGTATTTCATCAAATAAATCTGTAAATTTAGGTGTAACTTTTTCTGTAGCGGCTATTTCTTTTAGATAACTTACTAATGCTAATTCGGCTCCCTTTGTTCCTGACTCTAGTGATACTATATGATCGTCTAATTTTTCTAGTTTTTTACCATCTGTTACACCAAACTTTTTTAATACGCCTGAATATCTACCTGTTGTAACTGTTAGTTTATCTGTTAATTTAATTAACTTTTCTGTGCCTTCACTTGCCACTTCAAAAGCTCTTAACCTTGCTATTTGTTCTTGCGCCTCTGCTATTGGCTTCATTTGCTTATGTAGCTCAATAAGTGATTGTGAATATTCTGCTACACCTATCTCATTTAATATAAAAGCATTTGCTAGTTGTTCACTTTTAGCTATGAGTTCTTCCGTACTAACTGCTGTGTCAAAAAGTACAGGTATTAGTAATGAGGTAAGAGCGGCACTTACACCTAATATAGCGCCTAACATTGGTTGCCCAAGTACAAAACCAATATCTGCTGATTGTTGTCCAAAAGCACGCATAGGGTTTTGTCCACCCGCTATCTGTCCAACTAATTGTTCGACTTGTATAGCGGCTAAACCTGATTTTTGGCCTAAATCACCTGCGTGTCTGTTTGCTCTCTCAGTAGTATTAAGTCCTGCTTTTTGTTCATTTTTAAGTGCTTTTACTTCAGCTTTAAGTGCTTTTAGTTGTTTTTCTAATGCACTACTAGTTTTCTTAGTCTTAGTTTGTTTCTTGCCAACCTTTTCTGTTGTCTTTGCAAGTTTATCTAACTCTTTTTCAGTTTTATTTATGCCCTTCGGCTTAACTTCAACCTCTAGCGATGTTTTTTCGGTGGCCATTTGTTTAATTCCTCACCTCTGTACTTGTTTAGCTTTATTATTGCATCAACTTCCCAAGGGCTTAATGTAATTCCTGTTAATCTTCCGTATGCTTCTAGCTCACTATAACTGTATTCTGGCAATTCACAAAATAACTTCCATAAATCTACTAATTCTTCGCGCAATACAGGTGAATACAACAAGTCTTTTGGTGTCTTACCTGTACTTTTCTCTACCTGCTTATATGTTTCATATCGACTAATCTCTGACCCTTTTGGTTTACTGTGTATGTAATTTACCCATCGACCAAAATATATAAAATCATCAATTAGTCGGTCATAAAATTTTCACCATTGCCTAAGAACTCAATCAACTGCCTAACTACACTTGGCGAGTTTTCGTATAGATCAATAGCATTTTCTTTAGTGCATTTTACCTCTTTGCCATTGTCAACTAATCCACGCCAGTCAATAGTTGCATTAGATAGTGACTCAATATCCATAGCCTCAAAGTCTACGCCATGTTCTTCGTAGTCAAAATCTTCGTCTTTGCTTTTAGCTCGTATATTCAACAATGTACGAGTTTGCATCTTCTTCTCTTTACGCCATACTTTTGAATCCGCACCGCATATTTTAATAAAGAAGTCTGTTGGCTCACCACTTATGGGGTCGAGTATATTACACTCAGCCCCATTATCGTGATGTTTTGCTGTCGCTAGTTTGTTAAACTCCATTATGCATCAGCCCTTGTGATTTTAATCTGTGAAGTATCTGAAGTGTCATATAACGCTACAAATTCCATACCGATTGTAATAGCACCTTCGCCTGATACATCTGGCTGACCACTATTGTACTTAACACGCGGCAAGTCGATTGTATAAGAGTTGCCGTCTAAGTCTGTTAACACTAATTGTATGCTTGACTCAGTTTCGTTTAAGAACTTCTCATATAATGTTTTGTCCTCAAAGTATGTTGTTAGCGTACCAGTTAGTCGTGACTTACCGATAGATGGTCGTTGTGTAGTTTGGCTACCAACAGCAAACAATGGCTCTATGCCGTTCTCTAAGCTCATTTCAATAGAAGTGACCGTTGCGATTGCTGAACCACCTTCTTGTATTGAACCTGTAAAACTATCAAATGGTTTGTTTGTGCTGTCTGCGGCATAGCTTGAACCTGTTATTGCTGATGTGCCTATAGATAGGTTTTTACCTACAACACCAAAGGTTGCTTCAACCATTGCGTTAGGTGATACAGATAAGCTTAATGAGTTAAACTCACAACCTGTGTTTCTATGCCATTCTGGTGCAGTTAAATCAGCAAACTTACGCTCAATAGTAAATGAACGTCTTGTTGTACCTGCTTTTAACACGTCTGTTGCCCATGTTCCGCATAATACTGCTTCTAAGATATCATCAAAGGCTTCGTATTCTAGTTCTGCTGATACATCGCCACCTACTGACTTGTTACCATGTCTAAAATCTTCTACTTGTCTGTCACCTCTTAGCTTTTCGCTTTCAATGCCATCTTTACTAATACCAAGTGTTGTACCTGTATTGGCAAAAGGTTTAAATGAAGGTGTTGATGGGGTTGTGCCATATGTCGTTTCCGCAATATAGGCAATGCTATGTTGTGCTCCGTTTGCTATAGTCATACTCTTGCTCCTGTGTATGCGTTAATGTTTACGGAAACAGGAACGAAAAACCATGCCCCGTCGTTTATTGCAGGTGCGATACTAACCGACCTTATGCGCAATTTCAAATTATTATAAGTTAGCACTGTACCACGCTTGAAGTGATCTGCTACATTATCCGTCAATGTTGTTCTGCCACTACCCCTTGGACTAACAATATCTATTTGATATATACCTTGTGTTTCATCTTTGCCATTAGTACCAAGTGTTACTTGTATCGTATCATCTGGTATAAAATTAGGTCTAAGATAAATAGTATTTGTTACTGGCTTATATGTAGTATTTGGCCATGCAATATCATAGCCACCCCCAAGGGTGCTTAATTGTGTATCTAGTGCCGCTTGCATATCATTAAAAAATGTGCTCATTACTTATTAATTATCTTTCTTTGTTCATCAAGTGACTTTTTAAATATTGTATTAAATCGTTTTGTTGTTGTTCTTACCATACCCTGCGGTGCTTGTGTTGACCAACCATATTCTAAGGCAGTTGCGTATGGTGCATTGTTAGTAAAGTGTAGTGATTGTTTGCAATCCCATTTTTTTACTACTTTTTTGACTGCGGCCTTAGTAAATCGTTTGCTTTTATCTTGCCCTGCTATCTCACCACTTGCATTACTACCTACTGTAGTTTGCCAATTCTTAACAAAGTGTCCTGCTTTATAGCCTTTAGGCGCAGGTCTTTTCCATAATGCAGGATTACCAACAGGTGACTTATCTATAAGCTCAATACCTAATTCTTGCACGCAACCTCGTATGACCTTCTTAGGTAGGTTTTTATAGATATTTAATTTACGTACGACAGTTTTATAACTTTTACGTGCCATTACTTACGTACCTGCAAGTTGGCCGCAACGACATCACTGCCATTTGGTCTTATTTCACTAATGTTAATTACCTTAAAAGTATCAGAACCTATAACTACCGTATCTCCTACATGAAAGTCATGCCCTTCAACTAACATACGTCTGTCATTCTCTGTGACTGTCTCACCTGCACGATCTGCATTGTTATAGTCAAATACACAAGCATACTTTTTAAATGTACTTGTCGTTTGTGCTTTTGCACCCGTTGCAGGATTATATGCGCCATCTGTTGTACGAGTAAACGTAAACTCCTCACCAAATCTAGTAATGAGTGCTTCTGCTGACTTAGTGATTGGCGAATAGTTATAACCTGCATGAGCCATAATTATGCACGCATTACTGTGTTAGGTGACTGTACTAACTTTCTCAAAGCTCTTGTTAATGCAGGTGTCTGTCTTTGTTGCCCTGCTGTATCTTTATAAGTAATAGATATCACATCAACACTTTCACTAACAACTTGTCTGTCAATTGGGTCTTGCTTACTATCACCATCAATAACTGTTTTAACGGCCTCATATACTGCAACCTTTAGTTCGTCTGGTATTGTACTAGCATCTAGTCCAAAGCCATCAATAACTACATTAACTCTAGGCCACTGTAATGATTGTGTTTCTGTTTCCTTAAAGCCTATAAAGCTCAAGTCCTCTATGTAATCCATTGCACGTAAAATATATGAGTTGACATGACTGTCACTACTATACGTGATTAACCTTGCATCTGCCCAAGCCTTAAACTCTGCTAGGCTAACATATGTATTAGCACCTGCAACGCGACTTCCATCTTCAACAATTAGTGTCATTGTTTAAGCCTTTTCGTATCCGCCTGAGCGATAGTTTTCTACTTCTGTGGGGTGTACGTCTGCGGTCTTGCCGTCTTTGCGTACCATTTTAACTGTTTTAGCCACTTTCGTCTTGGCAATCTTCTTTGAGGGTTTCTTCTTAAATGACATTT